ATCCTGCGCTACAGCAAGAACTACAGCCTCGAAGAGCACGTCGCAATCAGCGGCGCAGGTATCCACGCCGGGCTGATCTATGAAGTACAGGCCAACGACGTGCTCGGAAGCTTCACCGCAGGTGTCCGCTCGGCCCACCACTTCCTCCAACAAGTGGACCTCATCGGCCTGCGTCCAGGCACTCGCTCTGCCGTCTTCCCTGCTTGTGACATCGACCTAACCAGCAGCCAACTCTCAGCTGGCCTCGACTACTATAAAGGCTGGCGCTCCGTCGTGGTTGGTGAGGGCTGGCTTCTCGGAGCCTATGCTCCCGGTGCTCTGCTCGAACTCCTGACCCTCAACGACACTATCGACTACCCCTGGTCAGTCGGAGCGAAAGGCTGGAACAACACTCACGCCTACGACCTGACCGGCAAGTGGTCCATCAATCAAGGTCCACCACGCTCTGTCCTCATCGGCGGCAAGTGGGCTCCCGCCTCTCTCCCCGTCATCGAGTGGCCCGACATCGGCGCAGACTACGATCCTAACGTAGCCCAAACCCTTGACTGGGCGCTATGACCGCTATCTCCATCCATAAAAGGGAGTTCGGAGGCTACTACGGCTACGACATGGACGGCAAGCGCACACACATCCCCTACTATAAGCTTTACGTCCTAGTCCAAGACAACCGCCGAATTGACTCTTTCCTCTACAAGCAAAACGCTCTCCGCAAGCTGCGGAAGCTCCGCCGCACCCAGAGTGCAACTCAAGCAAAGGACTAGACCCAATGCCAGCAATCTTCGACTTCGACGCCTTCTCACAGACCGCGATGGATGTGAGCAAAATCGACTATGAGTGGCACAGCCTTCCCGACAAGACAGAAAGCCTCGCGCAGATCGTTAAGCTCGGCGGCAGGTCGATGGAAGAATACAAAGAGAAGTTCAACAACCGTGACGTTGTATCCATCGAACTCCAATGGGAACTCCGCAACGCAGAGCTTGCCAAGTCTATGAACATGGACAAGCTCATAGTCCGGCAGAACGTGCTCGTGGAACTGACTGCTCCGCCAGACCAGCACGGTGTGCCGAAGTGGGGAACTAACGAGAACCAAGGTCTCAAGGACCTGATCCGCGCCGTCGGCCTCTCGGATCACAAGAAGTTCCAGTGGCCCCTGCTTATGCACCAACTCGGCTGGGTTGTCACCCGCAACCGGACCGTCGAGGGCATGGATCGCGCCATCACAGAGGTCTACATCGTTAAAGACCCACAGGCTGGCAAGGCTTCCTACGAAGCTCGCCTTGCCAAGGTCAACGGAGGCTAACCTCCACCCCTCCAGGCGCTTGCGCCTGCGGCTTAGCGGCAGAAGTTCGACACCTCGACTTCCGCCCAGGCCCAGGCGCAGGCTCTTCCCCTCACACCCGTCGAGCCGCCAATGCCCTCACCCACCACTAAAGAGCCCAAAGCCGCCGTCAACTACAGCCACGGCCATCCAGGTAGTCGCTGTGGCCTCTGCCGCCACTTCCTGCCCGGCCCCGCAGGCCATCCCAGCCACTGCACTAAAGTCTTCGGCCCCATCCGCCCCGACTATTGGTGCGAACTCTTCACTCCAAAGTTCCGACAACGCCAGCGCGAAAGGACCTAGCCCTATGCCCTACGCCTGTCCCCACTGCGGCCGCTACTTCGAGCGTGAAGCCGGCCGAGACTACCACCTCACCCAACGCCACGGCGCAGCTCCACCCATCTACTCCACCATCACTTGCCCCTGCGACCGCTTGGTCGCCTATCTCCCACGCGACATCTACAAGGCAACCAATGGCCGCTCCTTCGTCGTTTGCGCAGGCAATCACACAGTCTGGCTCCCCACGGAGAAGGAGTCACACCTGGTGGACAGGGGCGATGCTCCATCGCCTGGAGGAACTAGCCCACAAGGCGGAGCCCTACTACAAGGGCAAGAAGCTCTACCTCCGCAGGCTGAGCAGCCGCCAGATAGCCCATCTGCTTAACGCCGAATTCGGCACCTTTCTCAGCCCCGACGCCGTCCGCCGCCGTGCTGCAGCCCACGCCATCCACCTCCAAGGCCACTCAGGCCCGCCCAGGGGAAACACTAATGCCAACCAACGATCCACAGCCAGAGGACGAGACACCAGCACCGGACGCCTCGTCCCAGGAGACTTTTACCCCTCCTACTGTTCCTATTATCTTCGCGGCGCTGATTAAGCTCACCGAGGCTGATGGCCGTATAGTGCTCGACATCGCCGACAAGGCCGGAGGCCTCGGCGTCAAGTGCTACCTCGACGCTCACACAGCCTCCCGCCTCGGCCAACGAATGGCCGACCGTGCCCGCTTCATCGTCAGTAAGACCTCCGACGACCCTCTCCGCACCACCGAGGACACCTTCCGTGCCTAGATGGATAGAAAGCGGCGATCCTTCCTCCCCAGTCTGGCTGATCGGCGAAGCCCCTGGCCGAGAAGAAGTGGAGCAGGGCCGACCCTTCGTCGGAGCTAGTGGCCGCGAACTCGACACCATGCTCCGCGAGGCAGGTTGGCCTCCAACAACCCCTCTCTTCCGCACCAACATCTGCCATGAGCGCCCTCCCTCCTACCAGCGCAAAGGAAAGTGGGTCCACAATGACATCGACCAGTTCTTCGCCGGAAAACAGCAAGCCGGACGAGAAGGCCTTCTCCCGCTTAACAGTCGATATCCCCGCCGACCAATTCTCGAAGGTCTTGAGCGCCTATCCCGCCTCATTGCTGAAAACCGTCCTCTGCTTCTTATCCTCTGCGGAGGTTCGCCGCTATGGGGTCTCTGCGGAAAAGAGGGTGTCACTAAATGGCGTGGGAGTGTTCTTGAAGCTGGAGAAGACTTCGCGCTGATTAAGTGCCTCGTCACCCTCCACCCCTCCATCATCGTAGACCCGACTAAGGGCCAGTACACCTACCGCCCCATCATCATCCAAGACCTTCGCCGCGCCCTCCGCGAAGCCTCCTACCCCGAGATCAGGAAACCTCAATGGCTATTCCACACATCCCCTTCCCTGCGAGACGTGAAAGAGTATTTGTCAGCCTTTATCGCCTCTCCAAGGCCGTTAACTGCGGATACGGAGGGTTGGGGTGTGGTAGATTGTATAGGTATAGCTTCATCATCCCGCGAGGCGATGTGCATCCCTTTCGTAAAGGGCAGTACATCCTCCGAGAACTATTGGTCCATAGAAGACGAATTGACGGTATTCGACTTACTGGTAGAAGTGTTGCGTAAGTGTCTCACGACATGGCATAACTTCACCTGGGATGCCCAAGTCATCGGCAAGAATTGGCACTTCCTCCCTCTCCTGGGCGACGACACAATGGTCGCCCAACACGTAGCCTTCCCCGGCCTATTAGGAGGCAAGATTGACCCAGTCACTGGACAAGTTGACAAGCGGGGTTCCAGTCTCAGTCTGTCCTTTTGCAGTAGTATGTTCTGCGATCATCACTGCTACTGGAAAGATGATGGACGACTTAGGGGGGAAGAGTATGATGATGTTACATTCTGGCGATATAACTGCGAGGACTGTGTTAGAACTTTTGAAGTGCGGCAGAACTTGGTCGAAAGAGTACTGCCTGCTGCGAACCTCACAGAGCAGTATCGATTTTTAATCAGCCTCTTCCGCCCCGTCCTCAAGATGATGTTCCGAGGCTTCAATGTCGATCACCAGCAAGCCGCCGCGCTGCGCCGCACCATCTCCACAGCCCGCCGAGAACAGCAAGAATGGCTCGACTACGTCCTCGGCCACCCCCTCAACGTCCACTCCACCGCCGCCGGCGGAGAGATGCAGACCCTGCTCTACCAGGACCTCCAACTCCAGCCCGTCAAGTCCCGCAAGACCGGAGCTACAAGCACCGACGATGAAGCTCTCGACACTATTGCCCGGCGTACTCCTGTCCTTACTCCTCTGGTACGCCATATACAAAATATTCGTTCACTAGACACCAATGAAGCTAACTTCATCCGGCCTATCCTCGGCGGGTGGGGAGGGAAGAAATACACTCCACCCTGCGGCCCTCGGCTGCGCACTTGCCTCAACATCGCTGGAGCTGAGACCTTCCGCTTCACCAGCAACGAGACAGCCTTTGCAGAAGGCCTCAACCTACAGAACTTGACCCGACCGGAGGACTAGACCAATGCCCCCTCGCCGTATCGAGTACAATGAGCATGGTAGAGTACAGTCCAGTGAAGATGTAGAAATCAGCGGCTCTATTGACCGCGAGACTGAAAAAGCTTTCAAGTTCTACGATGGCACTCGTATCGAGTGGATACCTAAGAGCTACTGTATTTGGGACCAACACGAAGGCATTATGACGATGCCGTTCTGGCTTGCTAAAGAGAAGGGTTTTATCTGAAAGGAGCCTCCCTGCTCATGCCTATCGACGAGAACCTCTTAGCCCGAGTCCTAGCAGACTTCGGCAATCGCCTAACAGCCATCGAAGGAGCACTAAGCCATGCCAGCCGATCCAATCCATCCGAGCCAACGCAACCAGCAGTCCCAGCCTTATCGCCCATCGCCGGAGGCGGACAGTCGCCACCTAGCCGACTGGACTCAGCGAATGAGCAAGCCCCCGATGTCTCACAGCCTGAGCCCGATTGGTCAGCGCTACCTGACCGCTTTAGCCCTTCTGACCCAGAAGGAACAATTGGCATTCCTCTTGACCCTTACTCTGGCCTCCGGCCACGCACTTCCTCCCTTCCCAGACCAAGAGTAGCAGAAGCAGGCATAGGAACCGGACAGATCGCCGCAGCTTCGCAATCCCGCCAAGGCGTAGACTTCGCCGTCGAGGGAAGGGCGTATCCACAAGGCCCTGCGCCGGACAATCGTGTGGCCCAAGCAGGCAGCCAATTCCTCCGCGCTGTGGATGACGAGTTTGTCCAAGTCCGGGCAGAGGACGGCCGTCTACTCGGCGCAATCCCCAAGTTCGGCGCTGACGTAGAACAAATCCACACCCAGCAAGGCCAGCAGCTCAACGTCGGTATGGTAGCTGTCCGGGCCGTCGTGATCCCCTACAACCAGAGTATCGACCCCTACGACATTCAAGGCTTCATCCCCGCCCCCGGCATCCAGCGCGGAGCACTAACCACTGGCATGATCGGCCAAGGCCGAAATCTTGACAATCCCGATATAGGCAGGAGAGTGTAAAGTGCTCCTATTCATCGACACTGAAACCACCGGCCGCGATCCGAAGAAGGCTCGCCTGGTTGAGCTAGCCCTCATCGTCTGCCGAATGGGGGAGAACAACCAGCCCATCGAAGTAACCCGCGCTGCGACTCTAATCCGGCCCGACGAGATAGACCAATTCCCCTCGCCCGAAGCCACAGCCATCCACGGCATCACCGGCGACGGGATGCTAGAGAAGGGTTCGCACATCAGTGTCCCTCTCTCCAATCTCACCAGTCTGATCCAAGAATTACAAGAAGACCCCGGGACCCATCGTCTCGTCTGTCACAACCTCAACTACGACTTCCAGGTCCTGGCTGAGGAATACAAGAGGATAGGCAAATCCATCATCCCTCTGAGCCAACTCTCTCCCTTCTGTACCATGCAAGCCATGACCGACCGCTGCCGCTTGCCCGGTAAGTATGGGAAGTACAAGTGGCCTCGGCTGCAAGAGGCTTGGGAGTACTGCTTCCCCGACCTCTCATTCCGCGACAACCTCGGCCAAGCCCATCGCGCCATGTTCGACGCTGAACGCTGCCGCGACATCTACTTCCACGGCCTTCAACAAGGATGGTGGCACTGTGACTGACGAGGAAGAAATAGCCGAATTGCTCTACAACGCAGCGGAGGCTTTTTGGCGCTCGGAGCTAGATACTCTCAACCGCCCGCATCGCCCATTCAACAGCCTGACCGAGCGGGAAGTGGCTTTCTACACTGTCCAGGCCACAGCCCTACTACAGAAGTTCACCCTCCAACGGAGATAGAGCCATGCGCCTCGCCGGCTGGATTGCTATGCTCATCTTTCTCCTCTCCCTTCTCGCCCTGTATCTGGCCGGCTGCGCAGGCTGTCAGAGCGTCGGCCCACTCGGCCCGACAGTCTGTCAATGGAGCCGCTGAGCCGATGGCCCTCGACGCTTGGACCCTCCCACCTCCCAACATCCGCAGCGTCATCCGCCCCGACCCTGGCTACGTCCTCGTTGAAGCCGACCTCAGCGGCGCGGACCTCCAGGTAGTCGCCTGGGACGCCGGTGCAGAGAAGCTCAAAAGGAGACTTCGCAATGGAGAGGATATTCATAGTGCGAATGCTAGGTGGATTTATGGAGATGACTGTCCCGTTAGACAGCTTCACACTAATGGCATGTCCTTTCGTGACTGCGCTAAACGAGCCGTACACGCTGGGGACTATGACACAACTCCTAGAACTCTTGCGACTACTATATCCATCCCGCAGGTTAAAGCTGAAGCCTATCTTACCTATTGGTGTGAAGAAGAGAACCCCGAGATAGGGGAATGGAAGAGAAGGATTAGGCAGCTGCTGTGGCAACGCAAGATGCCTGTCATCCACAACGCCTTCGGCTTCCGCCGAATGTATACAGACCGGCCGGATAGGCTGCTCGGCCAAGCTCTAGCCTGGATTGCTCAATCCACAGTCAGTCTCGTCATCAACCACGCCCTCTTGCGCATAGATGCTGAACTCTGCGAAGGCAGCAATTGGGGCTGCCAGCTTCTCGGCCTCTGTCAAGGTCAGGACAGCAATCCTCTCCTACAGGTCCACGACAGTGTGCTGCTACAGGCCCCCCGCGAAGTCTGGCCCGACATCGCCCCTGCAGTGCTAGAGCGCATGGCCGTCACTGTCCCCTATCCCGACCCACTCATCATCCCCGCCGAGCTAAAGTGGTCTGCCGAGCACTGGGGAGCAATGGAGAAGTGGAATGCTTAACCAGTCCAACGTGGCAGCAAGTTGCTTCAAGAAAATCCAATACCGGACTAGGAAGATTGCCAGGGAAAGAGTGTCCATCGCTCGGCGTGTAGACCCACGCGGCCACCTACTCATAGCCTACAAATGCCACCAGTGCGGCGCTTACCACATAGGTCATCGAAGTGACAAGAAGGCATAAGCACTGGATACACGACTTCGTTGCCAAGGTCAGTCCCAAGTCGGAGGCTCCAGAGCGCTACTTGTATTGGGCCGCAGTAGTCACTCTCAGTGGAGCAGTCCGCCGGCGATGCTACCTCGACATGGGAACATTCGCTTGGTATCCTAACTGGTACTGTGTGCTCGTCGGCCCCCCGGGCTTGGTCAAGAAGTCTACAACCATCGACGTGGCCACACGCATTCTGCGCGAAGTCCCCGGTGTAATCTTCGGCTCCGACTGCGCCACTTGGCAGCAATTCGTCCAAGAGGTCGCACAGGCCGATGACACCTTCGCCACAGGCGGGACCAAGGAGAGTCTACTGGACCAGGAGTATATCCAATCCTCAGCCATCACCTTCGCCATAAGCGAATTCGGCACCTTCTTCGACCCTCACGACGCCACAATGGTCAACGTCTTGACAGAGTTTTGGGATGGGAAGGACAGCCCTTTCCGCAAAGCCACGAAGACCCAAGGCATCGATGTAATCAACAGTCCTTTCGTCAACATCATCGCTGGCACTACTCCCCAATGGATCGCCGACAACTTCCAGCGGAAGTTCGGCGGATGGGGCCTCAGTAGCCGCATCATCTTCCTCCACGCCAGCGACGTGCAGCAGTACATCCCCTACCCCGACGAGCTATGGGGCGACGAGATAAAGTCCTGGTCTGATAGCTTCCGCGATGACTTGCTCGAAGTGGCTCAAATGGAAGGCCCCTTCACCCTGGACGCCGAAGCGCGAGCCTTCACCAAGCCTTGGTACACCGAACTTATGCAGCGGATTAAAGCCTTCTCCACCAATCCCAACGCTGATCCGTGGATCAGCTACTACCTCCAACGGAAGTGGAGCCATGTTCACAAGCTGGCGCTTGTGTTGTCCATCAGCCAGCGCTCGGACTATCGCATCGGCCTTGCGGAGTTGAAGGAAGCTATCATCCGCTGCGACGAGGTTGAGGGCGAGCTAAGCCGCATCTTCCGAGGGACACAAGACGTGGACCGGCGCAGAGCGTTGATCGGAGATGTGGGGGCAGCCATCGTCTCTGGTCTGTGGATGACCGGAGGTCGCTGCGACGCCTCTAAAATCTACCGCTTCACCTATCGCACGATGTCTGGTCGAGAGACCGACGAGTTGTTGAGCCAGATGGTCAAGGGCTCTCTAATCGACAAGCTCCAAGTCGGGGCTGATATCTGCTTCTGCCTACGTGAGGAAGGGAAGTCCATCCTGCCGCCGGAAGAGAGACAGAGGCTAGAAGAGACCTACGGCGATCCACTAGTGTTGAAAAGCTGAGCCGACTGCGCCGAGCATCTCACCGCCGATCTGACCAGCGCTGGTCGCTGGCTCGCCGCCTGTCGCTGGCGGGATCACCCTTGCCCCAGTCCTAGTCGCCGCTGTCATGACCGCATCAATCGAGCGGATGATCCGTTGCATCTCGGGACTGTCTACACTTGTCCTCGCCGCCCTCGGCAACAGCGGCCCTATGATCCGAGGTATCCGCTGCATCCCTTGGAACATGCTACGGGTCATCTCCATCCCCAGCACGCCCATCGTCAGCGCCCCGGCTTCATGCCAGTTCCCGCGCCATAGAGCCATCCCGGCCCAACTAGCAATGTAGGGATGATGCATCAACATCCCCACCAGCCCTCTCCGCTTCACTTCCCCCGTCATCGTCTGTGCGATCTTGGCTAGACCTTCCAGCTTCGTGTATTCCTCCCGCCCAAGCAGGGTCTCTAACCCTGTTCGCCTCTCATCTAGGTATTTGCTAAAGGCAGTAGGATCAAGAGTGCCTCCACGACTTTCTATGCTCTTGGAGAACATATCGTGTAGTACGGCCTTCCGAGCCTCGGCCCTTCCGCCAGGACCCAACAAGTCATACATCAACTGCTGCTTCTCCCGGTCATGACCTCGGGCTAGACCCACTACAGTGTCATAAGCCTCAGCCGAAGTCATCGACTGCCGCGCCTCGGCGACTGTCTTCCCTCCAAGCAGTTCCCTCATCGGCACGACAACTCTCTTGTTGAAGCTGTCTGCGGCCTTCTGGAGTTGCTCGTAGCCTGCCACATCCACTCCTGCCTGCTTCGCTGTCTGCGAGGCGATCTGGTCCAGTCTCTGCTTCAGTATCCCATGCTGTGTCTTGCCCGCCACCGTGCTGCTTCTGCGCCGTCCAGCCTCGATGATCTGCCTAGCCCCGGCCATGTCCTCGGCCGCAATCGGCCTGCTGAGGAAAGGGTCTGGCGGGGCTGGAATGCCTGTCTGCAACCCTCGGCGTTGAGCATTCTGCGCGATCAAGGCTTGGGTCTGTGGCGACAGCTTACTCCCACGCTTCGCCGTATACTCTGTCAAAGCATCCTGATACTGCTGCATCTCCGCCTTCCACTGCTCGAACCTCTCGCGCTCCGCGTCCAGTCCGAGCTTCCTCTCCACTTCTCTAGCCGTCGATTGGAGATAGTTCTTCCCCTTGTTGAAGTCCGCTGTTCCTTTGGCAGCCTGCTCCAACAACTCCGCCACTCCGCCGCCTTCTTCAAGACCTGTGGGATAGCCCTGCAACGGTTGGCCGGCGAGGTCCCGGACAACATACTTCGTGTTCCGCATCTGATTGATCGCCGCCGCGCGACTAAGTAGCCGGTCCTTAACCGCACTCAACGATGGCTCAAACCCTTGCATATACTTAGTCAGGGTCTGCGTGTAGTTCTGTAGCACCTGTCGATCACTGCTATTCTTGATCAGGGTGCTGACTCCATGGACCATGTCGCTCCCAATCTTGCCGAGGATCATGCCAATTGCGCTCTCAGCAATCCGGGAGGCATTATCAGGGTCTTTGTTGAAACTAGAGCCCGCAAGCAGACCCCCCACTCCTGCGGCCTTGACCGAGGTTGGCAGGACACGTAGAGCGGCCTGCACTGTGTTTCTCATTGCTGAAGGTAGGAGCGCGGCCTCTCCAGCCCCAAGCAGTCGTGTGGCCGCTGCAATCCCTACTGTTGTGCCAATCAATCGCCCAGTCAAGTTCGCCCAAGGATGTGCCTCAATCGCAGCCTCGTAAGGCTCATTCATCCGGTTGATCGCATCCGTCATCCCCTTGGCCCAATCAGGCTTCACTTGCTCCAAGCCCATCTGCGTCGGCCCAGTGACTATCTCTGCCAGCCCATTCACTGCTCCATTGAGCATACTGGCCGCTTCATCCTGCCCTTCCTTGGACATACTGACGGCTGCTACATCGCCCGAGCCCGGATCGCCGGTGAGCAGGGGAGCTATCGTACGGGTTTCATCATCCAGCGCACTGTGAGGCTCTTGCTGCTGCCCTCGCTGCTCTTGCGTCGCGGAGAAGTCCTTCAACGCATCGCGCACATCCTCTGGCGATGTGAGGTCCTTACTCTTGACAAAGGCCGCTCCGGGAGCCATCCCGAGTTGAGCAAGAACTGCGGGAACGTAGGCACGCGTCTGTGCTGGCAGCTTCGCCGGGTCAGCGCCGGCGTCTATCCAGCGATTAGTCCTAGTTTCGCCCCAATTGTAGGCAATCAGTGCCCTATTCCAGTCATGATACTTGTCGTAGAGGTCCCCGAGTATCTTCTTCCCTTGCGCGGCGTTCTGGTCAGGATCGAAAAGGTCCACCCCTTTGTCCCGCACTGGATCGGGAACGATCTGGCTAATGCCAAGAGCCCCAGCAGGAGATGTGATAATCTTCCCACTACTGTCGAACTGCCGTCGGCCACTCTCGACTCCCTTCACCGCCCAGTCCATCTTGGGCAACAACTCCCGTCCGCCTTCGAGGTTGACGGCAGGGGGAGGCGTGGGTGTGGCTTCTACCGTCGTGCCCCCAATCGCATACTGCATCTGCGACGGCGAGCCAACATCTCCTTGCGACGTGTTAGGCGTCGGCCCTCCAAGAGACTGCAACACCTGCTCTGGACTGGTCAGCTCCGGCATTATTGCTGTCCCGCCGGCATGACAAGAGTTATCGGTGCCTGTCCCAGTCCCGCAACAGGCTTTCCGTCTTGGATATAGCCCAATGCCGCCTTGTTGATATAATCCCCCGAAGCTGTGTTACCGTTTACCAGTCGATAGGTCTTCGAGGGATCGAGCAGTGTACTCTGCGCCGCCGGCAAGACGTTGAGATTCTTATCCACCTCCTGTCCGCGATAGTAGTAGTGCAGCTTCCCTGTACCATTGCCCTGCTTATCAACCTTGTCGTAACCCCACTTCATAGTGTTCGCATCATCGAGGAACTTCTGATAAGTAGCGATCTGCTTATCAATCGAGGCAAGCTCCCCTTTGAGCGACGGCTTCGTCTCTACTTGTGCCTTCATATTATCAAGCCGGTCGATGACACTACGCGCTATCTGCCCCGTCACAAGTACATTATATATCGGACTGTGGCCCGGCTGCGGCGTGACGTCTGCTCCTAGCTTGACCCTCCAAGCTCCACCAAAGCCAGCCCCGCTCTCGGCAAAGTGAGCCATATTCTGCTCTCCAGCTGTAGCAGCTGCCATGATCTGCGGGTCTTGATCCACACCCTTCTTCGCCAGCCAAGCCTTAACCCCACCTACTAAGCCTTCTGCCCCACTATTCGGTTCAAGGAAGGGAGCTAGATTGGAGGATGTGGCTGCTGCGCTGTCCAATGTCCGGCGCATGTCAGTAGGCAAGAGATCAGGTTTCTCCAGCCGTCGCTGGTTAGCTCTAAAGTCTTGGATGAACTTATTAAAGCCCTTACCGGTCGGGTCTGTGATCAGCGACTGCTTTGCCGCTGCTACGTCCTGCGGATCGGTGATCCCATTCTGCTTCAATGTGTTGTCCAACATCGTCGGACTGTTCGGATCGGATGGATTGACTGGCTTGAAGAGGTTCTGTAGATTGTCTACCTGCGCCTTCAGTATATCTGCTTGTTCTTGCTTCAGCGTAGTCTCTGCTTCTGCTTTAGGAACCTCTTGCTCGGCTACTTTCGCTTGTGTCGTGCCATAGCCTCTAGTCGCTCGTTGCCCTGCAATAGCTGACTCCGCTGCGGCTCCTGGTATACGCGCCTGCTCTAGCGCTGTGGAAGCTCCCAACGCTGCTGTCTGGCCCTGTAAATGGGCTAGCTGCGCTGCGGGCATCTGCTCTTGCGTAGGTAGTGTTTGTTCCTTAAGCCGGTTCTCCAATGAAAGCTGCCGGGTCTGCTGTTCAGCCTTCGCCGCTTCGCCGCCGTATAGTCCGATCTGCGCAACCTTGGCCTCGTTCGCTAGCTGTTCGCCCCATAGCTTTAGCCCCGGCTGGCCGAAGCGCTGCGCGATCTGTGTCATCTGCGCCCCGACATTATTGCTCAATCCCGGATCATTCCTAATCTCCGCCACCCCACTAGCAACCTTGTTCAAGTATTGCTGTTGAACAACGTTGCCAAGCAGGCTACCTAAGCCTTTGCCAACATCACTCCAGCGAGTGTCAGGTGGGAGATAGATTACGGCCATCGGGTGCTCCTAAGAGAAAAGGAATGAGCCCAGAGCATTCCCTACTCCTTGGTTCGCAGCGAAGGAGCTTAACAGGCTGGGAATTAGACCCTGCTGTGCCGGTGTGACCGTAGTGTTGGTCTGCTGCGTCGGCGTGGTGCCCGCGCTACCTAGCAACTGCCGAAGCTGCATCCCCTGCGTAATCTGGTTGAGGAAGTCCTGATACTGGCCGGCGAGTTGGGTCTGTTCTGTCTGCTGCGGCGTGCTGATCGTGGGGAAGAGGCTTTCCAGTATCCCGGCAGTGTTCGACGCGGGGGCGTAGGAAGAGCTTATCGCACTAGGTCCGAGGCCGAGGGCGGCGAGGTCGAGGCCCTGGCCTTGCAGTTCGGAGGCCGTATTCAGTGCGTTAGTGCTGAGTTGAGCACCCTGGTTCGCCCCAGCAATCTGCTCAAGGAGTTGATTGGTGGTCAGTTGCGCGCCCTGATTGGCCTGCGCTGCACCGAGGGCATACTGCGCTCCTGCCCCTGTCAAAGTCTCGTTGAGGTTAGTCAGAGCTTGATCTGTAGCTCCTTGCAAATCACTGCTATATATCCCCCCTGCTGAGCGCCCTGCGCCGGCGTTCAACGAAGGAACCACTGTTTGAAGGAAGTTGCTTGTGACTGGCTTGACAACACCTTGCTCGAAGGCTGCTGTAGGATCGATCGTTGGTGTCTGCGGATTGAAGTTGATCTGCGGCGCAGAGGCGATCTGTGGAGCGCGGAAGCTAGAAGCAGCTTGCACAAGGGCTGGCAAGTTCTGCGCTAGTGTCGTAGCTCCTCCTGTTCCTGTCCCGACCCCGCTCGCGGTGTCCAGCAATTGTTGGACCACTTGCTGCTGTCCTGCTGTCTGCGGCGCGGCGAACTGGCCGGTGTAAGCCTGCACACCCGCTGGCTGCTGTCCGCTAGTCAACAACTGTGACAGATTGCTGAGAAGCCCCGCCTGGAGCGGATTGATCGTCGGCGCAGTGGAGGTGCTAGTTTTAGGCCCAGAGCCGAAGAGAAAGCCCATCACATAACTCCTGGTCGATGGATTGCATAAGTTAGGAGGTCATAAAGTCCAGGCTGCTGCTTCCTCCCGCCATAGCCCTCCGGCGAGCGGGTAATACTCTTCCTCAACCGTCCTTCTTGGCGGAAGCCGAGGGAGTAGACCATGTGCCGGGCTGGACGATTATCAGCGGCAATGAAGGCCCAAATGCTGATTAGACCTTTCTTCTTCCACGCCTCGACGAGGCAGTAGGAAGTGAAAGTCTTGGCGATGATGCCTCTGGCCTGCGGGTGGAAACCTGCTTGCAACTCGGCGGCGACGCCAGTACGGAGAGCTAGGAGGCAATATCCCACGATATGTGGCCCGTACATCGCTGCCATCGTGTACGTCGTCGGCTGAACCATGTAGCTCTCAAAGTCTACAGCCTCAGCCGGCGGAGCTAGCGCGTCGGTTAGCGGCCCGTAGATGTCCGGCCTCCGCATGAAAGCTCCCATCTCCGGGATATCAAACTCTTCTGTGGGATAGAAGCCTTCAATCATCTAGTACTCGCTTTCCTCTTGATACCATACTTCGAGCCAGAAGAGAGTGAAAGTAGAGTCTGTGCCTGTGAGCTGGAAACGAATATACTGCGAGACGGCTTGAAATGTCAATATCCCAAGTGCTGGTGTTGTGCCGAGGCTCAAGGCCCCAGCGGAGGTCCACGTATTGCCTTCGTCGAGGCTGAATTGGAGATTGTCGACCTTGCCAATGCCGAAGACTCGCACGTTGTCCCAACGCTGCTTAGAATCCCCCTCGCCAATGTCCTTAGTCTGCACGGTCCAGGCTATTGTCTTTCCAGCATCCGTGGTCTGCTTGAAGTCGTAGACATAGACCGTGTTGGTATCAGGGGCGCAGAGCACTACACTAGCTACATTTGCAAGGAAGATGCGGCTATTCCATTGCGCCGTCTGCTGAGCCCACGTTCCGACCGCTGTGGCCCAAGTAGTGGCGGAGAGAGGGAGATAAGGCGAAGCTGAGACAAACTCGTTAGCGAACTGACGTATAAACCAGCCATCTTTCTCCAACGAGTGGCGGAGCATCTTGTTCGGCAGGAGTGATGCTCCCGAGGGATAGATCACCCAATTCTCGTCATAGTCCTGCTGATATTGGCTAAACAAGGTGTTCTGTGTCGTGGGGTTGAGGTCCCCGACGGCAGACAGGAGGCTGATGAAGATCGCATCGCCGCTGCTGATGAGGGAGTAGTCGCCTTGATAGTCGTAGACATCGCCGTTGCCCACAATCTGATGGCTGCTGCCTAGCTCTGCTACTGCTCCCTGCGACCGTACCCCCTCGCCGCCGATCATGTATTCCCAGAAGATGATGTTGTTCAGCACCCCGTAGTAGGTGCCCCGCATGATCGTAGTTTCTCGGTATAGGATAAAGTAGGGACCGAGGACGAAGCCACACTTGATGAAGTCTTCAGTGTCCAAGAGGTCGTAGATCGCCGCAATCGAAGTAGCTGGTCCACCTGCTGAAGCAGGCTTGAAGCTCTGCGGATTGCCGATGTCAGACATCCGCACCCGCTGTGGGAACTCTTGTCCATTCTCTTCCGGACCGAGAAGCAGCAAGCTCTCGTGAAACACGGCTAGCCAAGTGGCTGTGGTGTTAGCCGGCAGGTCACTACCAGTCACAAGATTCTTGATAAACGTCCCATCGAAGTAGAAGAGTGGGTCGATGGCGTTGGAGAAGATGACCCAACTCTTAGCTGGGAAGGCGATGGCAGAGACTTGAAGTTGCAGGGAGCCTTTAAGAGCGTAGGCGAGGACGATGTTGGATGAGGCGGGGACTGTTCGAGGGGACGGAATAGCCGGAGTGAAAGAGACCACAGCTCCCGCAATGCCTGTAATTGTGACCGGTAGCTGTTCTCCATCATCAAGTGGCAAGCCGAGGGTCTGTCCTGTCGACAACCCCGCTGCGCTGGTCAGCGTCATCGACGTAGCACCAGACGAGACTACTCCCACATTGGAATAGAAAGATGTGTTGCCGACTAGCTGCCACTGGTTCAACGTCGTGTTGAGAGAGTAGACTGCGGCTGTGGTGATCAGGAGGCTGATAGCCGTGCCGTCGGGGTTGAAGACTTGGTAGAAGAGTTGGACTGTGCCGAGGAAGGTTCCGCCGTAGGGAGAGCCGAGAGCGACATAACCAGTGTCGACGACAAGCCGGTTAGCAACAAGGGTGAGGTTGTTGATTAAGGGGGACTCATTGGGGGCTAGGTCGTGGCCTGCCCTATCCGTCCGCATCCCTCCATCGAGAAGAGGTATCCGAGCCTTCTGCCAGCCCTGCGGCGAGGCAAACTGTGCTATCGCCTGTAGAATTTCCTGTTGTGACGGAGAGGCAGTCGTGCGGGCCATTACACCGGAGTGCCTGCTGAGTTAACCCAAGTCGTACCGTTCCACCAGATCGGGATGCCAAGAGTTGTGTCGAAGTAGCCTTGACCTGTGGTGCGTTGGCTCGGGGGACGTTGAGCCGTGGTGCCACTGTCCGGGTTGTTAAATGTCTTCGATATGGTCAAGTACATCTGCCTGATCGTAGCCCGGAGGCTGAATAGCGTCGGCGGTTCGCTGGCTAACAGCGGCAGGTCTATTGGCAGCTTGGACATACTTCACCGGCGAGTGGAGGGTAAGGACGAAGGACTTAGTGGCTTCGGCTAGGAGGGCAAGCTCGTTACGGCCTTGTTGTGCAGCTTCTGCGGCCCCTGCCGCCTTGCTAGCGAACTCGTTGAGATACATAGGAAGTTGAGCCCAAGCACAGCCTTTCATCACCCTCTGATTGCCTTGGGCGTCCTGCGCTACCGTTTCCCACCAAGCCGGACAATAACGATGGGCCGTAGGGTCAGAAGTCTGCGGACAGACCTGTCTAGCAAGGACACACTTTCCCATCAAATCTTCGTCCCAACGCAAGCGTTGACGTAAGCTGGGCGCCAAGTTGCGTCATTGCTGAATGTAGCTCCTGGCGCACCGCTCAAGTTCGTGGTAGTGGTGACACTGATTGTGCCAGACCAGCCGTGAGTATGGCCTCCGCCTCCACCCGTTCCGTTGTCTGTGGTGTAGGAGCCTGAGCCAGCTATTGGCACATTCGTTCCACCACCGCCATTAGCAGAATTGACATTTGTAGCATTGACAGTGACGTTGTGGGTGTGGGAAGGGATTTCACCTACTACTAGCGTGTGGCTCGCCACTGTGCCGCTCACGGTTCCAGAACTGCTGCTCGCAGCGGCAAGCGATCCTAGAGTTGTAGCTACACTCGTTCCGCTGATCGTCCACGAGCCGCCAGTTGTGCCTCCGCCAGCCCCGCTGACTAGACGAATAGTCTGGTCATTGAAGGAGGCATTTACTGACCATCCAGTCGGAGGCGAAGCTTGTAGGAAGCTCATCACCGTGCCAGAAGGGAAGCTCTGGAAGTTGAGGGCTCCGGCGGCGGTGAGCTGGTCTACATGGCCGGCCGAGTCTTCCCAAAATAGCTCGCTTACACCCGAGACAGTTTTGGTGTAGAGAAAGGATGTCTGTCCGCTAGTGGTTGGATCAGCGGCACTAACATTGAAGCTAATCTTATTATGCTGTCCGTTATCAGCTACATCGCCCCAAGAGTGGTCGATGTTAGCCCTCTCCCGCACATTGATCTTAAGATCACGTATCCTGGTCGCGCCGAGGTTAATATTCTCCGTGTCGGCGGGAATGCCTTCGTAGGCTGAAGTCCAAGGATCGAGGAAAGTCATCTACTTCGGATAGCGCATGTGGAGGATGTCCGCCACAGACATCTTCTTGCCGAGCTTGGGGATAGTTGTGCCGGAAGTGACACTATGTCCACCGTGGGGGATGGTGCTCACATTCTTCACCCTGTTATGCGGCGCGGTGAAGTGCGCCATCGTCTTCGGTGAGCGGTGTGTGTAGGCTTTGGGCTTACTGATCATAGCTTCACACTCATTCCTGTTCCGTTCCAGATGAAAGACATTGAGCCAAAATTGCTGTTGATAACGAAGGACGAGAAGCCGTCGATGGTGTAGGCGTCGCCTGGTTCGAGGGTGATGGTATTAGTCCCTGCAAGGCCACTGGTGTCCTTCACAGCCCACTCCTGGCCGGCGAACATCTTGCTGATCAGGGGGAACTTGATGATCACAAGGCCGGGGGCGTTGACATAGACATCGTTGTAGGTCGTGGTACTACCAGGAAGCTGCGTGGTCCCTGTACTCGTTATTGTGGTCAAGGTCTTGAGCAAGTTGCCTGTGCCTTCCTGTAGAGTAAACCACGTTAGCGGCGGGACGAAGTCGACTAGAGGGGCTGGGAGGTCAGCCATCAAGACGGACCTGGATTGCCAGAGACCCACGGATCGGCCCAATAGGGACCAAGAGCCCGGCCTGCCAGAGCTGGGATGTCTCGGCTGACTTCCATATCCGGCCTCTTATCATCTCTCTCAATCGCCTCATCTAGAAGCTTCTGCGCCTGCTCTTCCATATAAGCCGCACGGTCTGGCCGGCTGAGAAGCTTCCAGAAGTAGGACAGAGTGTAGGCGATGATGAGGTCGTCCTTGTCTCGGAAGTCGCTAACCTGGAGCGTGGCTCCAAGGGCGAAGGGAGTGGGGAAGGTGGTGTAAGAGAGTTGGGCGGTGAATTGCAGGAGAGGGGCCGGGACCACAACAAGGATATCGCCCCAGCGCTTGTAGATCATCGGCCAGCCAGGCGGGAACCACTCTGGCGAGGGATAGCGTGCGTCGAACCAACGCCACGGCTTCTCGATGACCTTGTTCGATTGGCCGAGACTGCTCTGCCCCGCACTGGTGTCTAGCACTACGAAGGAATGGATCGTCTTAGTCCGCTGTGGGGGGACAAGATACTTATCCAGTGCCGGGTTGCTGGTGAAGGACATCTGAGCAAAGCTGACTGTAGCCATCTCCGAGAAGTCGTAGGAGCGGCCAATGCGGCTCTGCGAGAGGTTCAGCGCATTGACGATGCGTTGAGTGGTTATGTCTGTGCGGTTGCCGAGGCCGGCTAGGACTTCCGTCTCGAAGTCAGAGAGAGTGAGGACACCCACTGCATACTCCTAGCCGCCTGTGGCAACTAGACCGATGGCGACGAAGTTGAAGCTACCAATGTTGGCAGCGTTCGTGGCTTCGGCCAAGACACCACTCAGCGCGGAGCCAGTAGTGTAGGCCCTCCAGGCCTGCGCAGACACATCCCACCGCATGGCGTAGCCGTTGCTGCTGACTCCATCAGCTACACAGCGATAGAGGCTTCGGAATAGGCCAGTGATGGCCGTGACGGCTACCTTCGATGTGCTATAGGAGCTAATCGTCGAGGTGCCGCTGATAAGGCCGAGCTTGCCGTACCCACCAACCTTCTGTGGGAACTTGAGGTCGAGAGTGGTAGTGAGAGTGTCTGCCATTGTGGGTCATCCCGCTATAGTTATCAGGGTTGCTTTGGGACTTCGTGGGCGGAGCTAGTGTCGATATTGGAGACAGACAACAGGGCTAGCCGAGACACTGTTGTCGATCAGGACTGCGACGGGTTGATTGGTGAAGGCAGCCATTGCAGTCATGACTTTAGCCGCTGCACCAGTCGAGGTCATCAAGTTGCCGTTGGAGCCTGCGCCTACAGCATTGTTGAGGGTCACGACACCCTCGATCTGTATCCAGCCGTAGTATGGGCCGCCAGTGGCTGCCACTGTGCCCATAACAACACCTGCGCCTGCAGTGCTATTTGCACTGTCGACTAGGGTCTGCCGGTTCAAGTCCGCTGAGCCTGCGGATAGAACGTAGCAGACACAGTCGCCGAGGGCTAGAGCGGCTGTCACGTTGGTAGTGCGTGACGCGCCGAACTGGACATACTTGTATGTCCCGTTAAGCTCATAGCGGATTGCACCAAGCTGGTCCTTTGCGACGGTGTCCACGTCTGTGAGGGCGCTGACAAAGCCTTGCGGTGAACCGCCTACATCGAGAGGATTAGTTGCTCCTGCCATTGTCTATTCTCCTGACTCTCCGTTGTCCACTTCTTCCGGACCAACGATAACGGTTGTGATATTGTCTTCGCCGTGATAGTGGTTGATGTACTTGATGTTGGGGCCTTCGTGCCCGCGGCCTGATACAACTTCGGTGTCTTCTGTTCCGTCGCTACGGACCACTTTCACCGGACACTTGTAGTTGCCGTTGACACTCACGCTGATTGAAATGGTCATTGGAGCATCCTCGCTAGGCGGTATTGATCGTGTCTAGCACACCGAGCACTCTGCGCCGGTTGGTGGTTAGCTGACAGGCTGTCACAATCTGCGCGGCTCGGTCGTTGACCTGGTTGGGGATGTCCTTCCAATTGGTCATCTCCATGAAATAGCCGTTGTCGTAGTAGAACTTGAGGAAGCGGGTGTTGAGGAAGTACATACGGCTGCTGATGGCCGGCGACCAAATCATGGGGATGCGTTTGTAGGTCTGGCTATCGAAGCCCATATCAGCGAAGCGTCTGTCCTCGAAGCGGAGTTGTGGGAGGGCAGTGTCCTCGTAGTACTCGTACGAGGTCATGTCACTGAGGATGATGTCTGGCGCGTCGAAGCGCTGGTTGTTCATACAGAGGTTGAGCAAGTGGCGCATGTTGGCGATGCCATAAACGCTGAACGAGAGATTGTTCATCGTAATGGCTTGGTTCTGCCACCAAGTGTAGACGGAGGGGTCGATACCTCCGGCGTTGAAGCTGCTCGACGCCACGTTAGCTGAGTCAGGGACTATGAACTGAAGGCCGTCTATCTGGTTAGTGGCAGAGCCTGCTCCGCCGGCGAGGGCTGTTTCGAGGTTATCGATTAGCGACAACTCGGTATTGTCCAGCTTCTCGTTAACCCAGTTGAGAATACGGCTAGAGCCGCTATTCTGCTGCTCATCCACCCCATAGCGCATGATGTTGGCGGCAAGGTAGCGCCAATTGTAGATCGCGTCGGTCAGGAACTTGAAGTCGTTAAGCTGAACAGTGCCGCCTTTGGTGATCCACTGGACGGTGGTGTTCTTGGCGTAGAGGAGGTTCTCCTCGATCCACTTACCTCCACGGATGCCGTACATCTTGCCTTTCTCTTTGAGAAACCACCAGAAAGGGGTGACGGCGAAGATGTTGTCGGCTACACCTGGACGGCGATTCTGCCAGGTCGTAGTGTAGAGGTCGTCGAGGACTGTAGTGATTGATGGCGGCACTGGCTTTCTCCTTTAGGGGGACTTGGTTACATTCCAGGGAAACGTGCGTCGAGAGCGGCCAGTACGCCCGGATGACGTTGATTGACTTGGTTCCATGCGTCGAGAGCAGCTTCGTTCTTGTCCATGACCTTGGGCTGCTGTGAGTTGTTGCCCTGTGTGGAAGAAGGGCCGAGGGAGAAGGGTCGAGGCGGAGGTGGAGGAGGGGGGTTATACTTCTTCCCAAGTTCGTCGGCCTTCATCGGGTCAGAAGCTTTGACGAGGTTGTAGACTTCGGTGATGGAGAGCGAGGGGTGCTTGGCCGAGGCAGCCTTCATCTCTGGTACCCAGTCGGCGAAGTCCTTGTTCGCTGCGGAAAGGCGATCAATCTCGCGGGTGCCTTGGTCTGTGGCAAGGTCTCTCCGGATGCCAGTGATTTCTTGGGCATAGGGGCCAAGAGCCTGCTCTATGACCGCAGCAATAGTATTCTCCATCATATCGGAGAACTGCTGAGTCATATGGTCGTAGAGTTGCCGCGGGGTAGCAGCATCGAAGTCGAAGCCTGCGTTGGGATCGACTGGTGCGGGCTCAGGAGTGCTATCTGCGACCTGCTGCCGAAGGTTGTCCAGCCTACCGCCAAGCTCTTGTGTAAGGCGTTGGCCTAGAGTGTCTCCCATTGACTCGATAGAGCGGGAGAAGGCTTCCCAATCAGGCTGTCCACCGCCGTTGCTTGGAGGCGGAGATTGCTGCTGTTGCTGCTGTTGATTGTTGTCGCCCGGCTGTGGTCCGCCGCTGCTGCCGTTGAAAGAGCCTGTCATGGCTGAGTCCTCTGTTGACGCTGTAGTACTTGTGCGCGTTGTATGGCGCGTTGGAAGATAGAGTGATGGCGCTCGAACCAGCCTGGGGTGATCTTGCCAGGAGGGTCGAAAGTCACTTCGGGGATTAGGACGCCTCCATCGTCTCGGCAGGTGATAATCATTCTGCCTACTGAGAGGTCGGGAGGCTGGAAAGGCTCTAAGCCTGTGAACTTGGTCTGTGCCATTGGAGGCTATTCCCTCACAGTTTCGGGGCCGGTGTCAAGAGGGTACGTGTTGTAAGCGGTCAAATCTCGCGAGGCTTCCTGTGCGGCCATGTCATACTCTCTTTGAGGTAGCGGCTATCGAGACCCTTCTCTTCACAGTGCCGCAGAAGCTCGCCACGAGACTCGATATCGTGCGGGGTTTCCCAAGGAGCGAAGAAAGTCTGGTCGAGGTCTTGGGCGGCGAGATGGAAAGTGAAGGCTCTCGGAGAGGCGATAGCCTTCTGCTTGTCCGCCTCGCAGGCACTACACTGTTCCGTGGAAAGATGATTACAGGCACTGCCGTCAGCCCGCTTGTGACGGACGCGCCAGGGGGGTGACATTGGACGATGCTCCTATTGCTTGCCGCGCATTGCCGGGGAGTTGTTGCAGGGCTTGCATGGCCTGCGGCATGGTGAGAGGGTTCTGTTGTGAAGTTTGCATAATGGGATTGGTGAGGATACTGTCAGCGTCACTGCCGTAGAGTTCGGAGAGATAGAAGTGGGTGAGGGCTTCCATGTTGACTTGCTGGTTCTTGCCGTAGAGGTTGCCGTAGAGCTGTGTGGCCTTGCCCTCGCGGTATTGTTTGGTCAAGGGGACACTGCTGTCGGGGTCTACTTTGACATCCCACTGGATATGGCGGAGCATCTCAGGCTGGAATTTGATCCAGATTGGGACGCCTGCGGGTCCGGCCACGTCGGCCACCATGTCCTCCCCCCAGTATTCGATGATGTCGTCGTTCATGTCTTGAGTGACATCGACGACTACGTCGGCGCACATATCTCGGCGCTCGTCAGCGCGGATTTGTGTGGCTTGGTTGACGATAGTACTTTCTGTAGCAGAGCGGTCTGCACTGCCAGGAGCATACTCCCCGAACTGGTTGACGCCAAGGCCCATAAGGGTCTCGACTTCATGCTCTATGAGATTGTCGGCTTCTAATAAGCCGGCAGGGAGTTGACCTGCTTCGAGAGGACGGATGTCTTGGATGTTCTTGACTGCGACGGCTACGTCAACGTTGTCGTCAGCTAGGAGCTTGTCGAGTTCGTCGGGGTCGATAGAGCCGGTGTTGTATAGGAGTTTCTTGAGTAGGACGCGGCGATGAGCGCGGATTTGGGCGCGGATTTCGTTCTTCTCAAGTTGTTGAGGTTCTATGATGATGCTGTCTGGCACCCCCCAGAACTGCTCATCATCTTCGGTGAAGATGATGGGATAGGCAGGGAGGCGATTGTTGCGCTGTAGGCGGTCTTCATCGAGGAAGAGGGGTTCTTGGATGCTGTTGCGGACGCCGACACTGGTGTACGGGGCGATGACGAAGACAAGGCCGGTCTTCTTGTCTCGGATTTGCCAGAGGGTGATACCTTGGCGGTTACGTTCAGTCATAGGAGCGCTGACAAGAGAGCCAGGAGCACGGCCTTGCCCTAGCCGGTCGAACATCGTGTCAAGAGCTTCAGTGTTCTTCAACCTCGGATCATCTAAGATATCCGCCTTAGTTCGGACAATAGCTTGGCAAGTCCATCGAGCACTGTTAATATCAGTTGTCCAAGCTGGAACAACAAAATCACGAGGATGCCAATCAAGAGCCCACGGCTGGTTGGCTCGTACCAGAGAATTATACTCAACCCTATTACGAGTTCGACGATTACCTGCATCGGGGGCCTCGGTGGAGATGTCTGTTGGAGTGGGGGTGAATTCAGCGCCGAAGCCTCGGCAGATGATGCCTGTGCCAAACATGGAGGCTTTGAGGATTGAGCGCTTCATCTGTTGCTTGAACTTCATGTGGTCAAGGAGCTTGTTGTCTACACGTTCAAGGAGTTTGGCGAGGAGGAAATATTCCATGCCGGGCTGGGTGGCGGTGATTGAAACAGAAGGGTTCCGGAAGTAGACACGGGGGATCATAGTCTTGATGGCTTTGAAGTAGATGTTGCTAGGCAGCTGGCCGCGATTGAACTGGCCGCGATACCAGTTGCGCCATGTAGTCCAGCGCTCTTCATAAGCCATCCGCTTGCGGAACTGGATGCCTTGTTCGATCTGACGGCACCACCACTCGATGTCTGGCTTGCCGGAGGATGAATAGCCTTCAGCCATGATAATTTCCTGGTAGACCC